AACAACCACATCATCAACTCGTCCAGGCTCGCCGTCTGCGGGTGATGCTTACTTTGAAACAGACACACAGAACTACATCATATATGACGGTGCGGCTTGGCGTATTTATAATTATGACTCTGCTATTTCAAATATAACCTCAACTAGATCGCTGTCATTTGACGGTAGTAATGATTATGTATCTTTCGCTGGAGATGCTGATTTAGCTTTGAGCGGTGCATCAGCAGCTACTTTAGCAGGCTGGGTAAATGTATCTAACACTAGCTCTAATCAGCACCTTTGCGGAGCTAACGCAGCTACTTTCTCAGGTGAGCTTTGGGGTTCTTCCAATGTGATTTACTTAGAGATGGGGGGTGCTTTTTTCACTGCTAGTAGTTATAGGAGCTATATTACACAAGGAGATTGGCATCACATCGCTTTTGTTTTTGATGGTAGTGGTGCATCTAATCCAGATCGTGCTAAAATTTATGTCGATGGTACTTCTCTTTCAGGATCTTATAGCGGTACAATGCCTACGACTATACCGAGTATTACCGATTGGTACTTGGGTAAAGGTCTTTACAATGTTTACTACAACGGTTTAATGGATGAAATGGCGTTGTGGGTAGGTACTGCTTTATCAGCTTCTCAAATATCTAGTCTTTACTCAAGCGGTTCGCTAGGGACAGGAGTTGTTAACAGCCCTGAACTATATTCGCCGAATCATTTTTGGAGGTTTGAGGAAACATCAGGAACCACCGCAAGCGATGAAATTACAGGAGGACAAGACGGAACAATTAACGGAGCTACTCCGGGCAACACTTCAGTACCATGATGAGAAACTATGTTATAACAGATATATCAGAAGCTACTAGCTTTGACTTTGACCAACTCATAGACATTGACGAATCCTATAGCCGTAAGAGCTTGGATGGTTCAAAGATATTAGCACGGTACGAAGGCGACCAACCATCCTTCCTTAGCGGTAAACAAGAGTACACGCATTCCGAGATACTTGCGATCCTTGCGACTGACGAGTGGACGAGTGACGAGATTATCTAAACGGTATGCACGAAACAGCCCAAGGGCTTTATCACAGCTTAGAGAACCAACGGTACTCTTTCTTAGATCGAGGTCGTACTTCTTCTGAGCTTACACTTCCGTATGTCTTACCACCTGACGGTCACAGTCACGCTAGTAAGTACTACACACCGTACCAAGGTATAGGAGCTAGAGGTGTACTCAATCTAAGTAGTAAGTTATTACTGGCATTACTTCCACCTAACGCTCCCTTCTTCCGACTTGTTATAGATAAGTATGAGTTGGATAAAGCTAAGGAAGACNTNGGAGTAGAAGGAGCTGAACAACTACGTACTGACTTAGAGAAAGCATTAGCTGATGTAGAGCGTAGTGTATCACAGGAAGTAGAAGTACAGAACTTTAGGAACGGTATCTTCCAAGCACTCAAGAACTTATTAGTTACTGGTAACTCTTTGTTATACCTACCGGACGAAGGTGGTATGCGTGTCTTTAAACTTGATCGTTATGTTATCAAGCGTGATCCAATGGGTAACGTTACACACATAGCTATTAAAGAAACTGTAGCTCCAATGATGCTCCCTGAGAGTGTTCGTGAGGAAGTATACAGCAAGAGAAAGAAAACACTTGTGATCTATATACAGCGGTAGTACGAGAAGGAGATCACTTCAACGTTTATCAAGATGTCAAAGGTATCCTCATCGAAGAAAGTGTGGGTAAGTATCCAATCGAGAAGTCCCCGTGGCTCCCGTTACGTTACACCCAGATTGATGGAGAGGACTACGGCAGAGGCTTTGTTGAAGAGTACATCGGAGACCTCAAGTCGTTGGAAGCACTCACAAAAGCTATCGTCGAAGGTAGTGCAGCGGCTGCTAAAGTATTGTTCATGGTCAACCCGAACGGTACAACAAGATCGAGAACCTTAGCAGAAGCACCTAACGGAGCAATCGTACAAGGTAGTGAAGCAGATGTATCTGTGTTACAACTTAATAAGTTTAATGACTTCCGTACTGCTCAAGCTACTATGGCTGGTATAACAGATAGACTTAGCCAAGCTTTCCTACTTACATCAGGGGTAGTTAGAGATGCAGAACGAGTAACAGCTGAAGAGATACGTATGCTCAGTCAAGAGTTAGAAGCTGCATTAGGTGGTCTTTACTCTTTGTTATCACAGGAGCTACAGCTACCCATCGTTACTAGGTTGATGGACAGAATGTCTAAGGACAAGCGTCTACCTAAGATACCTAAAGATATTGTTAAGCCTACTATTGTTACAGGTGTTGAAGCTCTAGGTCGTGGTAATGATCTTAATAGATTAGATATGTTCCTGGCGGGAGCTAACCAAGTAGTAGGACCACAAGCTGTTACTCAATACTTAAACGTTAGTGATTACTTTAAACGTCGTGCTACTGCTCTAGGTATAGAGACTGAAGGACTAATCAAGACGGAAGAAGAAATTCAACAAGCTATGCAGCAAGCTCAACAACAAGAGATGATGATGAAGTTAGGCGGACCTGCTGTAGCACCTGCTATCAATGCTGCACAAGAGCAGTACATGGCAACTCAACAACAAGAACCACCTCAAGAGGAATAACAAACAATGGCTGAATTACACCGAGTAGAGATAAATGAGAAAGCACCAAGCGAAATCGAACCCGAAGAAGAAACCAACACCGAGAGCGAGGAACTACCGCAAGAGCAAAGCGACCGCCCGGAATGGCTCCCCGAAAAGTTCAAGAGTCCAGAGGATATGTCGAAAGCGTACTCCGAATTGGAAAAGAAACTTGGACAAAGTCCTGAAGAAGGTACGGAAGAGTCTGAACAAGTTGAAGAGAAAGCTGAGGACAAAGAAGAACAAACTGAAGAGAATACTAGTGAAGCATACCAAGCGGTTGCGGAAGCAAGTAAAGAGTTCTTTGAAAACGACGGTCAACTTAGTGAGGAAACTTATAACACTTTAGAGAAAGCTGGACTACCTAGAGACTTAGTAGATAGCTACGCCGCTGGTCAACAAGCTTTACAACAATCTGAAGAAGGACAAATCAAAAGCGTGGCTCAAGGGAACTACGAAGCGATGGCTGAGTGGGCGAACGAGAATTTACCACAGGAAGAAGTTGAAGCTTTTGACGAGGCCGTTACGGGTGGTACAGTTTCGCAAGCTAAGTTAGCAGTCCAAGGTCTTTACGCTCGCTATCAAAATGAGGTAGGAGCAAAGCCGAAGCTTACACAAGGAGGAGTCAATGGTGCATCTACTATGCCTTTTCGTTCTATGCAAGAGCTTGCACGTGCTCAATCAGACCCTCGATATAAGAGCGGTGATAAAGCTTATCACGAAGAGATTGACAGACGTTTGCAAGTAAGTAGTATTTAGTTGTTCATTCATATATATAGGTAGAGTTCCCCTAGCGTTGGTTATTGGTTTGCTGACGCTAGGGGTTTTTTGTTATGATTAAAAACATGGCAACAGAACTAGGAGAAAACGTACAGGTAAAAGCCAACCTTGCGTTCATGGCTAAAGTGATAGCTATAGTCGGAACTTGTGTGTGGGGATACTCTGTGGTGTGGAATAAGCTGATGGTACTGGATAGTAGCTTAGACCGTGTACAGCATGAGGGCACGTTATTGGGAGACTTGTCGGCACGGATGATGCATCTTGAGAAGTTTGCAGAACAATCTAAAGCAGACCTCGATCATCTGTTAGAAATGCAAGACCAACCTATAACATCTGACTATCAACAGTTTGAGCGGTTGCGGTATCTTGAAAAAGAATTAGACAGATTGCGTGTCAAAATGGACGATTATGATTAACAAAGGACAGTGAAAAGATGGGTGAACTACTTATGTTATTTATCACGGGCGGTGGTAGCACTGCTATGGGGGCGATTCTTAAAGGCGTGTTCGGATATGTCTTTGAAGCCAAACAGAACAAGCATGATCTTGAAATGGCGAGAGAGGCTCGTTCGTCTGATAATTTCCTTCGACTACAAGCTGAAATCGCTAAAGGAGGTACTGGTGAGTTTGTTTCTTTTACTCGTCGTATTCTTGCTGTTATCGGGGT